CTCCATTCACGCATAAACTGCCCCACAGGAGGCTTGACTTCATACACTGCACTGTTGTTAGCCAGAGCACGTTGACCATTACCATCCCACCAGTTACCTGCTTTAGCGTGAGCCATACGATCATCGCCTAAGTCAGACAGAGAGATCATAGCGGATCGACGCACCCCACCAACCACGACGACCTCTCCGATCTTGCAGAGAATATCATGCGCTTCGAGGGACGTAAGCTTACGGCCTGATGCTCCTTTAAATTTGTTGACAACATACTTGAATAGTTCGACAAGCGGTTCGGGTCCACTTGCACGACCACCAAAAGTCTTGAGTCGAGTCCCTGCCGCACGTACAGCAGATACGTCCCACTTAGGTGCTTCGCCTGCATATAGCAAGGAGATAACCTGTCGTAGTGCTTTAGCCCATCCCTCTTTGGAGTCTTTAACGACCACCACAGTATTGCTGTCATACAGCTTCTCCGGAATCTCTGGCAACTTATTAACATACTTCTGCTCCACACTGAAACCAACACCTGTCCCGCACAAGAGGATATACATAGCCTCATCGAAGCCTTTAGGGTCATCAATAGGCAAGTATGAACAGTTATAACCTGCAATGTTCTGTCGCTCAAGCGCGTCACCTGCCGTCATAATGCTACGCATGGAAGGCACAACATCAAGGTTAGTTACCGCTGTCTGAAGCTTATCACGCAGCTCACCTGTTAAGGTGTAGTCATGGTTCTTCTTCAGGTGTTTCTCCATGAAGTCAAAGTAACGAGAGACTGTCTCAGGCCAATGCTCACGACGACCTTTATCGTCCAAGTAGCGAGCATAACGGCTCTTGGCAATGTATGTATTGTATGGACTCATTGTAAAACTCATATCAGTAAATTTCCTTAGTTAGTTGTTCTTGCTTCTCTTCAATGTAATCTTCAAAGCGTTCAATGATGTCATCACTGTGGATGTCTAACAGCTCCAACAGTGTGACTTCATCGACTCGTTGAAGCTTCTCTTTAAGTTCTTCAAACGTCAGATTCATCATCATATGCCTGAATCAGTTTATCCAAATACCACTTAGCCTTCTTCAAGTCCTCAACACCGTTCTTGTCCATGAAGCGCATCAAGTATTGCATCATCTGCGTGTAATCAGAGGTAGCCATAGGTCGATAAACCAAGTTAGCATCATCCATCTTGACCACCAGCTTCGCAATGACATCCCGCACCTCAATACCTTGCTCTGGGAACAACATATAGTGTTTAGGTTTATTCACCACATCAAAGTGCATATCCCCTGAAGAAATACCATTAGTGTCATAGAACCAATCATCAATAGCTTCTTTGAGAGGCTTAGAGGCTTGGCTAGTCATATACACATTTCCTTTCACATAGTTAGAGTAGCCTGTGCAGGTAATGCAAGGGGCTTCCAAGTCACGATCCATTAAAGCATAGAAGCAACTGTTACATTTGTTTTCCACCGTACTTCCTCCCTAGGTATTCAATAGACAGAAACATCTCATCGAAGCTACCATCTTTAACATCGTTTAACACAACCAAACCACGCCAGTGACGGTTACTCAGTTGATCCATATAGTCTTCATCATGTAAATAATAACTACCGGCAATGATAGAACAGATACTGCTTCCATCAGCTCGTTTACCATAAGCTACAGCCTTGCCTTGTTGGTGACCCGCGACACAGGACATATGTAGCTTAGAGATGATAGCAGCAGGACTTGCAGCAGGTCTACCCATCGCGCCTACAGGCCAATAATGGTTAAACCCAACACCGTTAATGAACACAGGCTTTAAGAACTCATGTACTTCCCAGTCTTTCAAGTTCAAATGCTCATAGGTCATCAGTCCCTCAAGCATTGGATTATTCTGTACAGCTCGTGAGAGTCGATGCTCATGGTTACCGCGAAGGAACACCATACGAGGTTTATACACCTTGTGCTTGGTCTCCTTCTGAGTCTTCTGCATCGCCTTTAACGGAGCTAACAGTATATCCATACCTTTGTTACCTGCCTCAACATCAGCTAGGTAGCGTTTACCTTCAAAGTACTTGCTACCCGCTTTGTCGTGGCTGCTCAGGCTAGGGAAATCCCAATGATCTCCTAGGTGAACAACCACATCAGGCTTGTATTCGCAGATAGCCTTACCTGCCCACTCAAGATGCTCGGTAGGGGTATCTGGTTTACATTGTGTGTCTGGGATACACAGTATCCTCATTCCTCTTCGCTCCACAGGTCTTCAAGAGTTGTCTCATCCTCTTTAACAAAGTACTCACCAGTCCAAGGATCAATGTAGTCAGAATGATATTCATACATCGCGTCTAACCACATAGGTTGTTCCAAGCGTACCTGATGCTTGATAGCATAGCCAAACACAGATTCCAAGAACTTCACATAATCATCCATGCACTCGTGCCAAGTAGCTCCGGGTGTACTGATTGTCTTATTGTATACTTTACCGTCACAATCTGTATAGATAAAACCATAAGACTGCATAACATCATATTTATTCGCGCTCATCGCCACTACCTCCAATAGTATTGTTAGTTTGTCGTGCTGCAAGTTTACGTAAGTTCTGACTAGCCAAGTCAGCCAAGCTCCAACCCATCACCGTAGACAACCCTGCGATCTGCCACAGGACATCACCTACTTCCTTCTGCATACCTACCTCATCTAAGACACCATCACGAATCCACTTGGCATACTTACCTGCTACTTCACCAGCTTCAGAGGTAAGGTTAGCAACCATGTAAGCAGGGTTCTTAGCTGACTCTAGTGCTGTCTTAAACGCTAGTTCTTGATAATCTTCAATTAGCATCATTCCTCCAGTTTACCATATGTTTGTTCAATATACCGACAGAAGAAGAAGTCTCCATAAGATTCCATCTCCTTCCGAGGATAACCTTTCTCAACTAACCATTCCCCTATGTTCTCAGGAGGAGGATTAGGAAGCAGTTTAGGAAAGCCATACATCCAACCACGAGGAGGATCAATCAGTACGTCCATTCATAGCCTCCATCACGTTAGGAAATAACTTAACCAATTCAGCCTTACACATATCAGCTACCTCTCGGTGCTCCTTCTGCGTAGCCGCATCACAGCGAATATCGACATAGTGAAGCCAACTACGCAGTGTACCATTCATGTACATCTTACTCATAGTCAACCCTTCAGGTAATAGCTTACGTGCTACTTCCTTAGCGATACCTTTCTCCAATGCTAATGAGTAGGCTCTCTCAGCTTCACACTGTACACGCAGTTGAACAGCATTCCACCAGTTCTTCAAGTAATCATCATCTGTTTCCAGTGAGTTCTGTCGGTTCTTAGTGTCCTGCATACGTACATTAGAGAACTCAAAGTCCTGAGCTACTGCATAACGCTGTGAGAACTCTTGGAAGGAGAAGCTACGATGACGGAGAATCTGCCGAGCTATATCTCGTGTAGTGTTAATCTCCATACATACGTTCACCATCTCCAGAGGACTCCAGTGCTTATGCTTGATCAGATACTTGATAAGCCTCGGTGCTGTCTCTTTGTTGTCTTGGTTCTCAGGTGCGGACACCCGAGCCATATACGCAATCAGGTCTTCACCGTTAGGGGTTGACCACACTGTTTTAACTACCGACATCTTCACCCTCTACCTTGAGTTTATCACCCTCACGAATACCTGCTTTGATAGCTTCTAGGATACCGTGACGAAGCAGTGACTCAGCTTCCTCGTCTGTCAAGTCAAAGGAATAACTGACAGTACCGTCATCGTTGTCCTTAATCTTTTCAACTCTCATTCTTCGATCCATTCTTTAGGTATAACTTTATCGGCATACAGGAAGCCATTCTTTCGACACCACATAGCGTAGGTTGTCTTAGATGCCTTACTAATACGAGCATTAGAGTTGCTGAACACAAATCTAATGTCCACATCTGGATTATGTTTCTTCACCATCATGTGCTTCATGCGATCAGCTAACAGGAATCTACCTTTAGTCTCAACGATGATACCATTAGGGAGAACAAAGTCAGGGGTGTATACATGCTCAGAAGCAGGTCGAATGTACTTCAACTTAAGCTTCTCATACGTGTATTCTACACCTAACTGATCCAATTGTTCAGCTATTCGCTCTTCGAGTCCACTACGGAACCCGTACTTAATTGCAACTTGCTTGGAACTTGCCATATTTGTCCTTCATAACGTCTTAACCATAGAAGTTGACCCTGTTCTGTAAAATACTCCATCGTATGTCCAAGTTTTTCATACTCGGCCCACGCTCTTTCCAATAACTCTTCTTGAGTCTTCGCGTCTTTAAGAGCTTTTTCAGCCTTTTTAGGGCCAATTCCCGCCAAGCACGGGATATTGTCAGTCCTATCTCCAGTGAGAAGTTGCGTTGCAAACGACTTGTACGCTGTAAACTCATCGACATAGTATCTTTCATCCTTCACAGGGTTGTAGTGCCATCCTTGAAGCTGATCCAAGTCCTTATCCACATGAACGATCCAGCACTCATCCAAGAGCTTAGTGGAGTCAATGGCTACGGTATCATCAGCTTCCTCACCAACCGTCAGAATAGCATCGTGACGCTTGACTAAGTGCTCCCGCAGGGCATCGTAGTGCTTAGGCTTCACAGCATCCTTACGGTTACCTTTGTAGGGCACTGTCTTGGCAAGGTCATAACGGAAGTTAGATTTACCTGAAATCCAAGCCTTGTAATGATCGGCTTTGAGATTGATATAGATAAAGTCTTCTAACCATTCCGTTAATCGTGCCTTAGCGATACCGACTGGCTCATCCTCCGTACTGAATCCAATACGGTAGACAAGAAAGTCAGCATCAACTAGTGCAATCTTAGGTTCCTGCTTAGAGGATGTCGTCATCACCGTCAGCAGCGTCAGCACCGCCACCGTACACTACCAGCTCAGTCACAATGATCTTGCTGATAGACGGGGCAGCACCGTACTTGGCACTCATCTTGTGACGATACGAACCTACCAGAGCTGTCACCTTAGTTCCATTACCAATCTTCTCAATAGCTACTGGATTACCTTCAGCGTCCACCGGCTCGAACAAGAACTTACTCTTACCGACGATGTAGTTACCCATCTCAGGCTTGTTCTTGATGACAATACCGAGTTCCTTCAGAGCCTCACAAGCCTTGTCAGAGAGCATACCAACTGTACATTCATACTTGGTGTTGTCCTCATTGAACTTTGTGTTGAATTCCTTCATCCAGTTAGCCCAGAAGAGTTGACCCGATACCTTGACTGGTTTGTTATCCATTTGAATTTCCTTTAAATGTTTATGAAAGTTCCTGCTTACTATACTACAGGGACACTGCCGTTCTTGCTACGTTCTAGGCTATGAGCCTAGCGCACCGAACCTTACCTTCCAGAATCCCAGTCGGTGTGTCAGATCAAGCTGATTACGTGGTGGGCCTAACCTGACTCGAACAGGTACGCTTTGCAGCGGGAGATTTTAAGTCTCCTGTGTCTACCTATTTCACCATAGGCCCATACCTTTATCTTATCACACTTTATGAATCTGTGTCAACGAACTTCGACAAATATTCATAAATTTTTCTGTGTTCCTCAGCAGTACCATCGTTCTTGATCCTGTTGCCGCGCCATGAACAGATGATTACGTTTCCTTTAATGTATCCTTTAGAGCTATCAATTCGATCAAACGATACAGAATTTTCCTGTGTTCGTTCAGCGAAATAGTCCAGCTCAATTCCTAACATAGGACAATGTGTTGGAAATTCTAGATCGTTAAACTCAATAGTAAATTCATGTCTGTATGTATTAGCTTTTTTCTGTCGAAACTTTTCACGCATTCTCTGATACCGAACATCTCTACGCGAAGCAGGCTCTAAGTAGTCAACTCCCCATTTAGCTGACATCTTTTCATTCCAGTGTTCAATCTTCTTCTCTCGAATCACTTTAGCTGGATTGAGACCATGTTTCTTTAGAATTTGTTCAACACGTTGTTTGCTTATTTTACCATCAAGGCGGTTAGTAATTTCAATAATCCTTACATTCTCCCGTCCCCACTGAAGAATCTGTTCTTTTTCCTCGGGTGTTAGTTTAGTTTTAAAACCAGCCATATCTTCCTCTCATCAATGAGTTTCTCTCCAATTTCTTCCAATCTTGTACTCCCCATCCAGTGGACAACGTAGATTGTAGCATACTCCTGCCTCAATGATTGACATTCTAGCAGCCTTTCCAGCATCTTCAGCGATACTTTGAGGGCACTCGAACTGGAATTCATCGTGGACATTAGCGACTAGCTTCACAGGCCACTTGTTAGTCTTGATCTTATCGTTAAACAAGACCAAAGCCTTCTTCATCACGATTGCCCCTGCACCTTGGAGTAACGAATTGAGGGCAGCGTGCTCTGATCGAACCCAAATACGTCTCCCATCAAGTCCGGGAACCCATCCTTTTGCTGCGTACTTAGACACTGTTCCGATGAGCCGGGAAAGAGCGGGAAGCGATGATAGGAACTTAGCTTTGAGCTTTGCTCCGTCTCTTGCGCTTCCTCCAATAATGCTACCAATCTTCGCATCTCCCGCGCCATAAAGGTAGGCGTAAGCAAAAGTTTTTGCAAGATCCCGAGTAGCAAGTCCTGCTGCTCTTTGGTTAACTGAGTGAACATCTGTTCCATCTTTAGATGATCCCTCACAGACAGTTCTGACATAATTTTCATCCTTCATATAGTGAGCCAACATACGAAGCTCCAGACCTGAAGCATCGCAACCTACCAACACATTACCATCCTCTACTGACCAGCATTCCCGACATTCGGGCCCATAGATGGAGCCACTGTTTGGAATCTGAGCCATGTTAGGACTGCTATGGGTCATCCTGCCGGTAACTGCACCGTTAGTAATAACCCTACCGTGAACCCTACCGTCCTTACCTACAGCGTCCATCCATGACTCGATCTGACTGATCCTCTTGTTCAGCATCAGATACTCGGCAATGACTTGAGCCTCAGGTATCTTAATGTTAGCCAAGATAGTCTCATCTACCTTTGGTTGTCCATTATCGGTGAATTCCTTAGGCTTCCAACCAAGTTCCTTCAGTCGTTCTCCGATCTGTTGTCTTGATCCTGGATTGAAAGTAACCACGCTGTCCTTGAGTCGCTTTCCTGTTTTGTCAGAGAATCGTTCAAGGGTAACTGGAGGCCATCGTTCCTGCATTCGTTCATATATTCCTGCCACTTTTGACTTGATGTCAGTAAGTAAGCAGGTAGCAAAGATTTGATCAAGTTTAAATCCATCTCTGGTTTGTCTTTCAATGATAGCTGCTACTTGGTGTTCGAGGTCGATACTCTCTTGGCTAAACTGTTTCTCAGCCACATCACTGATAAGCCTATGATACAGCTTAGCAGTAACTTCAACGTCCCTAATGCAGTAATGCTCAAGAAGACTATCAATAGGGCTGTCAAAAGACTCTCCGGCATACGCTTCCTTTCTGTCCATCATCCACTGCCATACAGCGGAGTAATCAATCTTGTGGAACCCCAGAGTGTTGCCCCACGCTTCGAGGCTGTGTCCTGTCTCCCTGCTTGGATCGAGTAGACGACTTACTATCAACGTGTCGAAGACGCTCTTCAAACCTATCTTCGTCTTCCAGCAGTTGTTCAAAACTCTGAAATCGAATCCGATTCCATTGTGTGCTATCAACTGAGTAGCCTTGCTTAGATAGTCGTTTAGGCCAGTTGGATTTCTCCATGTGATTACTTCTCCAGTGTCAATGTCTTTAGTCACCACAAGGTGAATCTTGTCGTGTGCTAGGTTTGTCTCAATGTCTAAGACAATACGCATATCAGTCCTTGTTAATTATTCCTTACCTATCTCTGCTGCTGCACGGGTAATGGCTAAGGTCTTCATTACAAAGCGCTCCGTACATCGTCAATTGTCATTTCTTCGCGTTCGTTCTCTTCAGCGTACATGTTGAAGTCATCCAAAAGATATTTCTTAATTTGTTCATCTGTAGGTGTTTCAAAAACTACATCTTCTCCGCTGTATTCTCTTTTAAAAACTTCTCTAACTCTTTCTGCACATTCTTGAATTTCTTCACCTGCGGTTTGCATTTCAGCATATACAGTTTCAATATATTCTTGTGCAGAAATAACAATTCCGTCTGCATCCAATCTTTCAAATATTGTGTAGCCATCTGGGTCAACATGACTAACAATAAGTTGAATACATTCTTCATTCACCCCATCGTCATAGTAGTAAAGCATTTTGTGTCCTTTCCTAGTGTACCAAAGTAAATTTTCTGTCCGTCTGATCGTGCCCTCAACGAACACGGCTTTGCAGCCAGTTCCAACAGTTCACGATCATTCATATCTATTCCTTAGCGAATGTTCAACCAAAGTCCAATCTGAGCAAAGGCATACCCCGTCCAGATCATCCCGTTAGAGATTTCTCCCTTGCTCCATTGTAGCACACCTACCACCAAGTAACCTACTCCGGTGGCTCCTACGATTAAGTGTTCAACTGTCATGTGTTACCTCTTTCATTTAACCATCCCCAAAACTTTGAAATTTCAGGGTAGTTTTTATGAAACTCTTTTGCTGCTGTTTCGTTAAGCGACTTGACGCCATGCTCAAGATCAGACTGAACACACATTGACCATTCATCCGCTATTTGCTCACGTTCGTCAGCGATAGCGTCAGCACGAACAAGAGCTTCAAAGGCTTTGAGATTGTTGGACACCATCTCAGGATGAATAATTCCAGCCTCACGGGCCATGTCTATCGTGTCTCTCATTTCTGTTCCCCTTTAGGTTTCTTCCCAAACACAGCATCCCAATTGTCCCTGAACTTCTGAGGATCAGGGATTGGTCTTGGTGCTGATCCTTTGCCTCCATCGCTCATAATGCTTCCTCTTCAGCTTCAACCATACGTCCTGTATAGCTGTTGTATTGTAACTTACAAGCAGGGCCAGTCTCGCCATTGTAACGATTCTTAGCCACTGCTACCTTTGTCAAGTGCCTGTCACTCTCATTCTCAGCCATGCTATTGCGCTCCAAAGTAATCACAGCATCGCTCAACTGTGCGATAGCACCTGAGCCTCGCAACTGTGACAGAGACACACTACCACCATCCTCGTGGCCTTGGTTGCCTTGTGGGCGCTTCAAGTGACTCACACAGATCAAGGTAATGTTCAGCTCCTGTACCAGTGTCCGAAGCTTCGTCATCATAGCATCAATCGCCTTTCGCTCATCTCCGGTATCTTGACCAGAGATAACGATAGATAGGTGGTCGAGAAACACAACACGACAATCACACGCCTTAGCCATGTAACGTACACGGTTGGCAATGTTTTCCACATCAGAAGAACCAAAGTGGTCAAACAGAAAGACACGGTTACTGCCAAGAGTAGCATCAAAAGCCTCCTTCAATTCCTGCTCAGTTGTAGGTGTATCAGGTAAGTGTAACAGCTTGTTAGCATGTAGCGACATGATACTACGGGCTGTCTTACGGGTAGATTCTTCCAAGAACAATCCACCAATATTCCAGCTTGTAGTCTTCAGCAGATTATACAGAATCTCACGCAAGAATTGACTCTTACCCAAGCCGCTGCCTGCGGTAACCGTAATCAACTCAGCAGGTCGGATACCGTACAAAAGCTTATTCAAGCCTGCCCAAGGGTATTGTGCCTCTGCAATCGGCTCTGGCTTGGAGATTTCCTCCCAGAGATCAGCAGCGTTAACAATACCATCAGGCACGTAAGGACTAGCTCTCCACCACGCATCAATGAATTTCTTACCTGCTCCTGCAATCAGGTACTCACAAGCATCCTTGTAACCATCCTTGTACTGCATGATCTTGGCTTTGTTACCGAACAGTTCAGCCACTTCCTTAGCTGCCTTCTTACCCGGCTCATCACCATCGAAGCAGATAACCACTGAGTCGAAGCTATTGATCCACTCATACTGGGCTTTACAGTCCTTCAGAGCAGCGTTAGCACCATTACGGATACTCACTGTAGGGTAAAGAGACCCTTGCATCTGGAAAGCTGCGAGAGCGTCAAGCTCGCCTTCTGTGATGGTGATAGCTTTTCCTCCGGCGTGAAAGATAGACTGACCGAATAGAGTTGCTCCTTTGAAGTCTCCTGTGATGGAGAATTGCTTTGTAGGAACACTGCGCTGTTTAACAGCCACTCTAACTCCGTCTGAGTCAGTGTAAGGATAAAAGTGTTTGTCTCCATCGGTCGTTACTCCGTATTTCTCACAGGTTGCCTGACTGATTCCTCGATCAGGGATTGATTTCATAAGTCCCGGTGTACTGATGTCCATTTGAGTCACGGTCTTCCGTGCCATGTTATAACGTGTTACGTGTCTATCTTCAATCTCGTGCTCATGCTCTGTGGTATTACAGGCAAAGCAGTGGGTGTGACCATCGTCATACAGGCTGTTGGCATCAGTGCTTCCACAGTGCTCACAGGCTATGTGACGAAGGAATTTGGATGTCATGGCTGGCCTTTCTCTGGTGCGGCCTCTAGCATGGCTTTCCACGCATCAATCATTCGCACATCTTGGCGGTCATTGAATTGCCAATATGCAATTGCCATTTCTTTTGTTGGCTCCACAGGAACCAGCTTCCACCCTTCGGGCACGGCTGGCTGTGCCTTGCATTGGTCGCAATCGTGGTTCACACAGACGATCTTATCCCAGTCGTCAAGCCTCAAGCCACTGGTGCGGGACTCCTCTGCCATCTTGTGCAGTGCGTCTTGTGCAAGGGCTTGCTTGATGGCGGTTATGGCTCTTTCCTCAAGTTCGTATAAGTCCTGACCGTGTGCCATGCTTTCCAACGCCTCCAGCGCCAGTTTCAAAGTATCAATATTGTTCATCATATGCCCTCTGTTGTTCGATTACATCTGCCCATTGTTCCTTGATCTGGTCATCAATAGACTCCCAAGTCTTATCATGGATCAAGTCATTGACCTGTACCCATGTTTCAGGTGGTAAAACCTGCTTTAAGTCACCTTTAAAGCGCTTGTTAAAGAACACTTCCCATGTCTCATAGTTGATTTCACTGTCGCCAATGACATCGAATTCAACGACACAAGTAGCATTCTCGACATTGACAATCAAGCTATAAGGGTTATTCTGAGTCATTTAAGCACCACCTTGACAAGAGTTAAGACACCTATAAACAGAGAGACAATCATTATACATTCCTTTCAGTCATCTTTGTTCTCCATCCTGTTAACAGCAGACATGATGTCCAGCATCACCTTATCGTAACCATTGGCACGTATAAGACTAGCGACATCATCCATAACGGAATGATACCAGCATTCAAACTGTAAGACATCATCCATCTGTCCACATTCTTCATCGAAATCCATCATGTCAATAGACATATCATCCACCTTGTTAAGTTAAGAACTTCTAGGGAAAACAGACACAATTCTTGCACTCATATATAAACTATAGAGTACTCTATAGGTCTTAGACATCTACTTCTATGCGTTAACGTCTATGTTATAAGTACTTAAGTAAGTAT